AAGCCGGGCTGCCAGCAGTGGGCGCCGGGGATCGGCCAGCCGACTGCGGAGTACCCGAGCGGGACGCCGTACCCGATCGCGCACGGATGGGCCGCTTGGTGTCGTCAGTGCCGCCATGCGCCGGCTTCAATCGAACCGACCAACCTTGGAGAGAGTGCATGAACTGGATCATCGAACACCTGCCGGCGTGGAACAGCTGGATTGCGCTGGTGACGTACTGGCTACCGATGGCGCTGTGCGCGTTCGGCTACACCATGCGGGCGGTCTACAAGACGCGACGCGACCTCCGCCAACGCACTGAGGCGTCAAAGCAGGAGTACGGCTTCTACATTCCGAGCGTCACGATTGGGACGCTGATCGGGTACGTACTGCTCACCATCACGCCGATCGCCAACTTGTTCGCCGCGATCTTCGATGTTGCGCCGGTCGTGTTCCGGGTCTTCTTCGACTGGTGCGCCCGCGTCCTTGACGTGCCGCTGGTGCCGAAGCGCAAGGATCGCGAGAAGTGACGTGCCGCCGAACATGACCCGCCGCCGCACCCCAGCGAAGCCCGATGCGTCGCCGTTCGACGCCCACATCCACGCCCACGGCTGGTGCGCCATCTGCCGAGAGCGGGACAGGGACCACGACCGACACGGCGGGATGCACTGCGCCGGGGACTGGCGCCGGCAGCACCCGACTTGCACGCACGACGGGCGGAAACCACGCCTCGATCCAGATTTCCCGCTAATCCGAACCATCACAGGGGGCACGCCATGAGCCGCACGCCATTCCGTCAGAAGTGGAACGCTGTCCCGCTCGGGTCTCTGCTCGAGGCCGGTCTGCCAGCCTGCGCCACCTTGGCGCTGGTGCGGATCCAGAGCATTCGGCGTACTCGCGGCTGCGGGGCCTGGGTGTTCGCAAGTCCGGAGGGGCAGGTCTACGTGCTGTCGGATGAGGCCACTGCGCTTCCGGGCATGCAGCGCGAGCGCAGTGACTGGCTCGTCGGATACTTCTGCGATGCAGATGCCGGTCGGGGTCCGCGGCCTCCGCTCACGCTCAACGACCTTGCCGAGGCCATCGCGGCCCACATGGACGGGTGCGCTCCGTTGATGCCGGGGGCGGTCCATGCAGCATGACAGCATGACCGACAGACTGTCCGCAGGCACCCGATACCTCGCCGCAGAGTTCAGCGTGACGCGGCAGGAGTTCCGGACCGACAACCAGCCAGACGGGGACGAGCTGCTGGACGGCCTCGTGTCGCACGGCTACGCGTTCGAGGATCGGGGCCGGTTTGCGGTGAGCCGGGCGGGGTTGCGTCGGCTGGAGGTTCAGGAGTCGTGAGCGGCGTGCCCGTCTACGACCGAGCGGCGCTGCAGACCGAGATCATCGACCGGCTGTCGAAGGGCGAGACCTTGCGGCGCATCATCGAGGATGACCACATGCCGGCAAGCCGGCGGACAGTGGCGTACTGGCGGAACGACGACCCCGACTTCAACGACGCCTACGCGGCCGCGATGGTCGAGGGCTGTCACGAGCTGCTGGACGGTACGCTGGAGATCGCCGACAACCTGGCCGAGGACGCACAGAGCCGAAAGCTCCGAATCTGGGCGCGCCACGAGCTGGTGAAACGCAAGGCGCCACAGGTGTTCGGCGACCGCATCCAGCACGCCAACGACCCCACGGATCCGATGCCGGCGCCCCAGTTCGTCATCCAGCCGGTCGCCCCGGTGCGTCGTGGCATCGAGGACTGAGGCGCCACGGGTCGAGCTGGAGATCCCGGAGAAGCTGCTCCCGCTCCTGTCGCCCAAGCAGTTCAAGGTCCTCTACGGCGGGCGCGGCTCCACGAAGTCGCACACGGTCGCGCAGCTGCTCGTCATGCTGTCCATGCAGGCCAAGCACCGCATTCTGTGCGTGCGCGAGATCCAGAAGTCCATCGCGCAGTCCTCCAAGCGGGTCATCGAGGACTACATCCAGCGCAAGGGCCTGAGCGCCTACTTCAAGATCAACAAGCAGGGCGAGGACCAGATTGTGTGCCTGCTGACGGGCTCGACATTCTCGTTCGCCGGCCTGCAGGACCACACCGCCGACAGCATCAAGAGCTACGAGGGCACGACCCTGGTCTGGGCTGAGGAAGCGTCGAACATCTCGACGACCAGCTGGAACAAGCTGATCCCGACCATCGTGCGCACGACCGGCGCCGAAATCTTCGTGACGTTCAACCCGGACGACGAAGCAGACTATGCCTATGCGCGCTGGGTCAAGGGCCACGACCCCGACGCGACCGTCATCCAGATCAACTACGACGGGAACCCGTGGTGGAACGACGCCATGGAAGCCGAGCGGCTGAAGATGCTGGCCCTGTCGCAGGACCTGCACGACCACGTGTTCGGCGGCAAATGCCGCAGCAAGGCCGGCATCCTGTTCAAGCGATCGTGGGTCAAGCACTACGACAAGCTGCCGGACCGGCTGAATTACTACATCGCTTCGGACTATGCCGGCGAGCCTGACCCCGACAGGCCCGAGAGTGAGCCCGACTTCACCGAGCATGGCGTCTGGGGCGTCGATTCGGAGCTGAACCTCTACGCCGTGGACTGGTGGTACGGGCAGACCAGTCCCGAGGAATGGATCGCGCAGTGGATGCGGCTGGTCAAGGTGCACAGCCCTCTCGTGGCGTTCGAAGAAAAGGGCGTGATCCTGCGCAGCCTGTCGGGCGTCATCAACCAGCGGATGCAGACCGATCGCAAGTTCGTGGTGCGGGAGGGCCTGGCGCCGGCTGGGTCGAAGCTCGAGCGCGCCTATGGCTTCGCGGCGATGATGCAGGCCGGCAAGGTCCGGTTCCCGAATCCCGACAAGGCGCCGTGGGTCAATCGCCTGATCGAGCAGCTATGCGCCTTCCACGGGCAGGGCGGCCAGTTCGACGACGGCGTGGACGTGTGCACGCTGATGGCGCGCGGTCTCGATGAGGTGGTGCGTGCCAGACCGCCAGATCCGCCACCGCCGCCGCCTCCGACGCCGTTCACTGAGGACTGGTTCGCCGCTCGCGACCGGTCCGATGCGAAAGACGCCGCCAGGAAGAAGTCGTACTACCGTTGAAGCCTCGCAGGAGGTGGGCAGGGTGACGGCATGATCGAGCCCGCCGCGCCCACGCCTGCCGAAACGCCCGTTCTTGACGAGGCGGCCATCCCTGCGCTCGAAGCCGAGGCCGAAAAGGCACGCTCGAAGGAGCGGACCGACGTTGACCGATGGGCGAAGCGGATCAAACAGGCGCGCAAGTTCGACGAGAACGCCCGTCAGCAGTACGCGAAGGACCGCCGGTACGCCCGCGGTGACTCCGGGTTCGAGGTCGGCGCCAACATCGTCGGCACGAATATCGACATCCTCGAATCGTTCCTCTACGCGCGAGACCCCGACTTCGACGTAAAGCCCGGCCCGGCCATTCGGCCCCCGGATGCGCTGGCGATGCGGGATGCCATCGAGGACCAGGTGCGGCAGTCGCCCCAGGTCGTGCAGGCCGGCGCGCAGGCAGCGGCGCAGGCCGTCGCGATGGGCACGCCCCCGGATATCGCATTCCAGATCGGCCAGCAGGCGCAGGAAGCGGCGATCGAGGGCGAGATCAAACAGGCGGTGACCGAGCTGCGCAGGCGGTACGTGCGTCGGAACCGCGACATCAAGGCATTTTCCGAGACATCCGAGATCATCGGAGTGCGCATGTGGCAGGACGCGCAGCTGCGGCGCCGTGGCCGGGCGTGGGTCCGCTCATCGCTGACCATCGGCGTGGGCATCCTCAAGGCCACGTGGCAGCAGCGCACCGAGCAATCGCCGGAGACGGCAGTCGCGATCAACGACCTGCAGGACAACCTGCAGCGCGCCCGCTCGCTTCAGGCGGAAATCGACGGTGCGGGCGTTCTGACGCGGGCCGTGGACGCCGCCAAGGGCCTGTTCGGCGAGGACCGCGAGGCCAAGGTCGCGGAGCTGGAACGCCAGCTTGCCGCGCTGCAGGGGCAGGCTGAGCGTGTCGTCTCGCGCGGCTTCGCGATGGATGTGGTGGCCGGCGAGGACTTCCAGGTCGCGCCCGGCTTCACGATCGCCAATCACCTTGATGCGCCGTGGAACGCGCACCGCACCTTCGTCCGCTTCGACGACGCGCTGGCGCAGTTCGGGGATCATCTGAGCCAGTACGGCGCGGCCGATACGCTGCTGCGCCAAGCGACGCGCTACCGGGCACGCAAGCCGGTCATGGTGCAGGGCGACTCCGCGATGGTCGAGACCATCCGGGCCCGAGACGCGGACGCCTATGTGGCGGAGAGCGAATCCGACGGCGAGACCGGTGACGACTTCCTCGCGCTGTGGGAGACGTGGGACCGCGACGGCAACACCGTCCTCACCCACATCGAAGGCGTGCGCTACTGGGTCAAGCCCCAGTGGACGCCGCCAGCCACGACGCGCTTCTACCCGTTCTTTCTGGTCACGACCAGCGAGGTGGA